ACGCGCTCGAGGGCAACAACGTCGCCATGGTCCGGCCGGTGTGGATCATGTCGGCGCGCTCGAAGAACGCGCTCTACGTCCGCCGCGACGCCGGCGGCGCGCTCACCTTCGCCGACGTCCGCGAGGGCCGGCTGTGGGGCTATCCGATCTTCACCACCAACTCGATCCCGACGAACCTCGGCAGCGGCGCCAACGAGACCGAGGTCTACCTGGTCGACATGGCCGACGTGATCCTGGGCGACGCCAACGCCATCCAGATCGACGCCTCGGACGCGGCCGCCTACTACGACGGGGCGACGCTGGTCTCCGCCTACAGCCAGGACCAGACCGTGATCCGCGCCATCGCCCGCCACGACCTCGCCGTCCGCCACGACCAGTCGGTGGCGGTGCTGACCGGCGCCGCCTGGTAGAGGTCGCGTTCCCGGCGCTGAGCCTGTCCCCCTGCGCGTTCCGCTCCTTAAGGAGGATCCCGACATGACCGCACTCGGCTGCGACCCGGCCGGCACGCTCACCTTCGTCAACGCGCTGAACGCCACCGCCGCGACCGCCGGCGGCAGCGGCGACAACACCGCCGCCAACGGCGCCGGCATCGACCTTGCCGGGCTGCCCGCCCGGTTCAACGGCGCCGCCTTCGTCGTTCGCGCCAACGCCACCCTGGCCCAGGGCAAGAAACTCACCGTCAGCGCCAAAATCCAGGACTCGGCCAATGGCACGACATGGGCGGACCTCGTCGCCGCGGCGACGGTGCTGACGCTGGTCGGCGGCACCGGCGGCACCACCGAGGCCGGCGTCGCCGTCATCGGCGGCGACCTGCGCACCGCCCGGCGCTACGTCCGCGTCGTCGTCACCCCCGACCTCGACGCCACCGCCACCGACACCGCCAGCGTCGATGCCGTCTGCGTGCTGTCCGGCGCCGACGAGCTGCCGGCCGCCGCCTGAGCCGCAGCCACCGAGCCGCCATAGGGAGACCACGTCATGACCAAGACCGTCCGCTTCGTCGTGCAGAACGGGCCGTACATGCCGGGCGAGCTCGCCGGCTTCCCCGACGCCCACGCCGACCGCCTCGTCGCCGCCGGCGTTGCCGAGGAGAGCGACACCGGCGCCCCGGTCGCCAACGCGCCCGGCCATCGCGGCGTTGCCACCCGGACCGAGCCGCCCAGGACGCTGCGCCGCGGCACCATCGTCACCAAGGTCGATGCGCCCATCGGCACGCCGGCGGAACGCACCGGCCCGACCGCCCCGGCGCCGCTTGCCATTGACGCCGACACGTCCGGCAACGACGGCAACGTCACCACCGGCGAAGGCGAGGCCGGCGCAGAGGGCGGCGGCGTCATCGGCGGTTCGTCCTCTCGGGCCCAAGCGCCCGATGCGGCGCCGGTCGAGAGCCAGCAGCCGGAGGAGCAGCCGCAGGGCGAAGGCAAGTCCACGCGCACCGGCAAGGCCGGGGGCAAGGCCTGACGCCCGTGCCGCTGCATCTGGTCACGCCGCCGGCCCTCGAGCCGGTGAGCGTGGCCGAGCTCAAGGTCCACGCCGCGGTCGACGGCGACGACCAGGACGCGATGCTGGCGGCGCTCATCGGCACGGCACGCACGGTCATCGAGCGTCGCCGCTCGCTGGCCATGATCACGCAAGTCTGGGCGTGGTCGGGCCCGGCCGCGGCCGGCAAGGCGAGCCTCCCTTTGCCGCTGGCGCCGGTGCGAAGCGGCGCCGCCGTCTCGGTCCGCTACCGCACCGAGGCCGGCGACGAGATGGACCTGCCGGCCGACGCCTTCCGGCTGGTCGCCTCCGACGTCCTGCCAAGGCTCGTGCCCGTCGGCGCCTGGCCGGCGATGGCGCGGGCGGCGCCGGATGCGCTCACCGTCACCTTTGCTGCCGGTTTCGGCGGCGCCGCCTCCGACGTGCCGCTGCCGCTCCGCCAGGAGGTGCTGATGTACGCCACCGCCCTCTATGACCGGCGGGAGGCTGCGACGGAGCCGCTCCAGCTGGTGATGGCCGGGGCCTACGGGCCGCTGGTGTTCTGAATGGCCTTCGTCCCGCCGGATCCCGGGGAATTCGACGTCCGCGTCACCGCCGTCGCCCGGGTGCAGGAGCCGACTGCCGGCGGCGGCCTCGCCGAAAGCTACGTCACCGTCGCCACCGTCCGCGCACGCCTACGCGCGCTGTTCGGCTCGCGCACTATCGAGGGCGAGCAGACGACCGAGCGGGCCACCCACGTCTTCACCATCCGCGCCCGGGAGGCGGCGCGCGGCTGGCGCTACCTGGAGGCGCTGGGCCGGCGCTTCCGCATCCACTCGGTCCTCGACCAGGGCCGGCGGCGGCAGTGGCAGGAGCTTCTGGCCGAGGACCTCGGTGATGCAGATTGAAGTCGACGACCGCGAGGCGCGGATGGTCATCGAGGCGCTGCGCAAGATCCCCCGCGCCATGACCCGACCCTTGTGGGACGCCCTGCGCAAGGGCGCGGGCGACGTCGCCGCCGACACCCGGGCGATGCTGCGCCGGCAGAGCCGGACGCCGTCGCTACCGGGGGAACCGCCGGCGCGGCAGAGCGGGCTGCTGGCCCGCTCGATCCGCACCCGCCGCGGCCGGTTCTATTCCTATGCCGTGCTCACCCAGCCCGACGCCTTCCATGGCCGGTTCCTCGAAACGGGCGCTGCCGAACGGCGCACCCGCCGGGGCGAGAACAGGGGCCGGCTGGAGCCGCGGCCGTTCCTCACGGACGCCCTGGCCGGGCGGGCTGACGAGATCGAGGCGGCCGTCGCCGACGCGCTGACCCGCGTCATCGCCGAGGCGGGGACGGTGCGGCTCCGATGAAGACCACGCCGATCATCGACCGGCTCAAGGACGAGGTCTTGGCCTTCGAAGGCCGCGTCGCCGGCTCGGCGACGCTCGAGGGCGCCGCGACCGCCGACCTCGCCGTGCCCCACGCCTTCGTCCTCGCACTCGGCGACGAGGCCCAGGCCGACGAGTACGTCGGCCCACCGACGGTGCAGGACGTCAGCGAGCGCTTCCGGGTGATCGTCGCCGTCTCCAACGCATCCGACGAGCGCGGCCAGACCGCCAACGACCAGGTGGACGACATCCGCGCCGCGATCCTCCGCGCCCTGGTCGGCTACGAGGCCGGCGGCCTGTATACGGCGCTCGAGTACCTCGGCTCGACCCTCGTGGACATCGACCGCGCCCGGATGTGGTGGCAGTTCGACTTCCTCACCCAAACCAGCTCCGACCTCGTCTGAGGAGACCCTCATGGCCAAGCCGCGCGCGATCGGCGGTGACGTCGAGATCCGAGGCGCCACCGAAACCAGCTACGGCACCGTTCCCGCGAGCGGTTATACCCGGCTCTACGCCCGGTCGAGCGACCTCGACCTGGAGCGGCCGCTTGGTGTCGACGAGCTCATCGGCATGGGCCGGCGCGCCCAGGGCGCCTACTACGAGCGGGCCGCGGTCGGTGGCGGCGTCTCTATCCCGCTCGACGTCCGCGCGCTGGGCTTCTGGCTGCATGGCCTGTTCGGCGCCGCGACCGTCACCGACAACGGCGACGGCACTTACGACCACGTCTGGTCGGACGCAGAGAGCGAGCTGCCGTCGAAGACCATCGAGATCGGCCACGCCAGGCTCACCACCCCGGTCTTCTGGCGCTTCGCCGGCTGCAAGGTCGGCTCCATCGCCGTCCCGCTCACCGGCCGCGGCCCGGCCAACGCCGAGGTCCAGGTGCTCGGCCAGAGCCGCGCCGAGGCGGCGAGCAGCATCCATGCCGCGGCCGCGCAACCGGCACTCCGCCGCTTCGAGCAGGGCCGCGGCTCCATCACCCTCGGCGGCGACACCGTCGCCTACCTCACCGGCGGCGAACTCAACTTCACCAACAACCTGGAGCCGGTGGAGACCATCCGCGACGACGGGCTGATCGAGGGCATCGACGAGGGCAACCCCCGCGCCTCCGGTTCGATCACCGTCCGCTTCTCCGACGACGCCAGCCAGCAGGCGGTGCGCACCGCGATCGCCGCACAGCAGCCGCTGGCGCTGGCCTTCGCCCTCTCCGATCCGGAGGGCTGGTCGCTCCGCTTCCGGGCACCCCGCGTGCTGCTCTCGGGGGCGAAGGCCCCGATCACCGGCTCCGGCGGCATCTCGCAGACCTTCGAGTGGCAGGGCGAATACGACGCCACCGCCGGCCACTCGCTGGCTGCCACCCTGGTCAACGACGTCGCGGGCTATGTGTGATCGGTTGGCGGGACCCAGCCACGGCTGAGGTTGTTGAAGAATGAGTTCAGCGTCTGGCCGTCGGCAGGTGTGCGGCCGGTTTACCTCCTGAGCGCCGGTCGTGACGACCACCCGAGTCGAGGCCGATTAGCCAGGAGCCGCCTTCGACCATCTTCGACTCATCGCCAACTGCAGACTCTGCGTGAGGTCGCATGCGGACGCCGCAACACGCACTTCCGAGGACGAAGCGGAAGCTAACGGGACATTTGCGACCCGGAGAGCAAGCTGGATCGAGCGAGCTTGACATGGCGCAATTTACGGTGCATCGCGGTGAGGAATTCAAAGGTATCCGTCCCGCGATGGTGGATGATCCGCAGCTTGCAGCATAGAACAGTCATCTATGAGGGAAATGACTTCGAGCACTCGCTTCAACTTATCCGTGAGCATAGCCTCGGTAGTCTGAAACGCGATACGAGTCCACCGCGAGGCAATCCGGGAGAGTAAGGCGTGCGCACTGGTTCTCTGTGGGCAGCAGAAGAAACGAGCGTAAGCAGTGCCAGCACCTCCGAGTCCGGTTTGGATTTTTCACATCACGGCGATTCCGAATTTGGCTGGCATCGCGGCACAACGCGCATTGCGATCAAAAAGATGGCTCGGCCGGCAGCAGCTTGGCTACAGCGATATCGCGTATCAAGGCGCGCAAGGTCGACGGGCGTCAAAGTCTGTTCCGCTGTTGCCGGGCGGCGTCATCCATGACTATGTGCCCTTCTATTTTGCGCCCAGGTCGCCGATGCTCGGAGCAATCAATCGTGGCTGCGTGCCAGATTGCACACACAGGCAAGATGAAATTATTCACTTCGTGATAGATCTCGATACCATTGTGAAAGCTGGGCTACCCTTTGTCTTTTATAACTACAATGCCACATTAAGCATTGCGGAGTGCTTCTGCGAGCTGGCGGACCTCGATAAGATAGACTGGCCTGTTTTTTTTGAGCATCCGCGCATCGAGGGCTATTGCAAATACTGGCACAGCCGGATCGACAATCCTAGGTATGCATTGCGGATGGAAACCCGGCAGGCGGAGCTGTTGGTTCACGAGACGGTCCCCTTGGCGCTGGTCAAGGGGATCGGAACGATTAACGATGCAAAAGCTGATGAGGTAAGGGCGGTGCTGGACGGGGCAGGCGTCGAAGTGTCGGTGAAGGCCAAACCCGGCTGGTATTTCTAAAGGGAGGATGCCATGACGGTTCAAATAACTCAGGGCGATCTCCTGAAGGCAGATACTGATGCCATCGTCAACACCGTCAATTGCGTAGGTGTGATGGGTAAGGGTATCGCCCTTCAGTTCAAGCAGAAGTGGCCAGAAAACTTCAAAACTTACGCGCACGCCTGCAAGAACGGCAAGGTCGTGCCTGGGCGGATGTTCATTTATGACGCCGGCGGCTTCGTACGCCCTCACTTCATCATCAACTTCCCGACCAAGCAGGACTGGCGCGGCAAGTCGAAGATCGAGTTCATCGAGGAAGGGCTCGACGATCTGATTGCTCAAGTCGAGCGGTTGGGCATCAAGTCAGTTGCCTTGCCGCCGCTCGGTTGCGGCAATGGAGGTCTGGAGTGGCAGGAAGTCCGCCGGATGATCCTTGATGCATTCGAGTGGCTGCCTCACGTAAACGTGCTACTGTTTGAGCCGAAGGGTGCTCCTGCCCCTCAAGAGATGGTCAACCGCACCAAGCGCCCGGCCATGACACCGGCCCGGGCGGCAATCGTTAAGATCATCTCGATCTACCGCCAAATGCAGTACGGGTTGAGCAAGATCGAGGTTCAGAAATTGGCTTACCTGCTTGAGGAGGCAGGCCAGCCGCTTAATCTTGCGTTCGTGAAGCATAACTATGGTCCTTACTCGGACAAGCTTCGCCACGTGCTGAAGGCGATGGATGGGCATTATGTTCTGGGTGTAGGCGATCACGCCAGCGAGGCCGACATCGTGGCGGTCCCAGAGGCCCTGGCAGAAGCGGATAGGTTTTTCGAAGTCCAGGAAGGGCTGGAGGTCCAGCACCGCGTCGAGCAGATTGCGAAACTGATCGAAGGCTTTGAGACGCCATACGGCATGGAGCTGCTCGCGACCGTGCACTGGGTCGCAAACTATGAGGGGCGGGGTCGCTCCGCCGAGGATGCAGTCGAGGCCGTGCATGACTGGAATGAACGCAAGCATCGCTTGTTGCAGCCGCGTCATATAGCTCTCGCTTGGCAAAGATTAAAAGAGAATGGCTGGATCAACGCGGCTTGAGTGTGCTTGGGCTTGACTAGGCGAGGTAGTTTAGAATAGTCGCTCAGGCTTGGTGAGCAGACACAGACACGAGGCCGCCCCTAGCGTCCGCTCCTGGGATAAAGCGTCCCTTTGCTGATGTCGGCGACGGGTTAATTGCCGTCGTCACGCCGGGAACTCTCAACGGGCAGTGACCCCCGAAAGCGGACCTTAGCAATCGTGCTGCCTTGAGTCCGCACAGGTCATGTCGCGCCTGATACCCCGCCGGCGACAGGCACAGCGGAAACCGTTCGTGCGCCAGGAAACGCTCTCATAGGGCCCCGCTGACCAGCGCAGGGGAACCATCCGGGATGGTCCGGGTCGAAGACCCCAACCGTAGGCAGCCCGCCGACAAGCCACTCAAATCCGTTTAGGACTGTCCATGATCGACCTCGCGATTCGGCGCGAGCCGTGGTGGCTCGACCTGCCCGGCGACGTCCGGGTCCAAGTGCGGCCGCTGACCACGGCGCTGATGCTGGCTGCCCGGCAGCGGCTCCGCCAGGACGGGGATGACGAGGCCGGCGAGGCCGCCCGCGTCGAGGGGCTGGTCAAGGCGCTCGCGTGTGAGGCGATCCTGGCCTGGGAGGGCGTCGTCGCCGCCAGCGAGCCGGTGGAACCGTCGCCCGAAACGATCGGCGCCGTGCTCGACCGCTGGCCGGTGTTCGAGGCCTTCCGCGACGGCTACTTCGCCCCCAGCCTGCTGCTGGACGCGGAAAAAAACGGCTGATGGCCCGCGCGGCGTTCCACTTCGCCGGCGGGCCGGACTACTGCCGGGGCTGCGCCGACTTGGGCCTGCCCTGCGCCACCGGCAGCGCGCCCGGGGGCCGGCGCTGCACCTACGAGGAGACGGCGCCGGTGAGCCGCGGCGGCTGGCAGGCCTGGGACGTCGCCTGCAAGTGCGCCGGCCAGCTCCGGCTGTCCGCCGGCGGCAGCGTCGTCGGCCTCGACTTTCTGGCCGCCTTCACCCTCGCCGAGGCGCTCGGCTACGACCGCGCCGGCCTGGCCGAGCTGCTGCCGGCGATCGAGGCCGGGATGGTCAAGGCGATCAACGATCGCCTGGCCGACCGACCGAAAGGCGACGCCTGATGGCGACGGCGACCGGTTCCTTCGTCGTCCGCCTCGGGGTCCGCGACGCCGACGTCGTCCGCCGGGCGCTGGAGGGTCTCGGCAACGATGGCGAACGGGCGCTCCGCCGGCTCGACCGGGCGGCGCGGGTGCCGGCTGCGGGCTTCAACGTCCTGAAGGCCGCGACCGGCGAGGTCAACGACGCCTTGGCCGGCCTCGCCCAGCGGAGCGGCAGCACCGGCAACGTGCTGGCCGCGCTCGGCAGCAAGGGCACCGTCGCCGCCGCCGCCATCGGCGCCGCCGTCATCGGCATCGGCGCCGCCATGGCCCGCACCCGCCAGGCGCTGGACAGCCTCGATGCGCTCGACGACACCGCCGTCAAGCTCGGCGTCACCGCCGAGGGCCTGCAGGCCCTGCGCTTCGCCTTCGGCCAGACCGGCGCCGAGGCGGAAACGGTCGACGCGGCGCTGGAGAAGCTGGGCCAGTCCATCGGCAAGGTCGCGGCCCTTGGCGAGGCCGCGCCGGAAGGCTTGCGCGGCGCCTTCTCCCGGCTCGGCGTCGAGGTCCGCGACGCCGAGGGCCACGTCAAGAGCGCCGAGGTGGTGCTGGCGGAGATGGCCGCCGGCATGGCCGGCGTGCAAGCCCAAGCCGAGCGGATCGACCTCGCCCGGGCGCTGATGGGCCGGGGCGGCGCGGCGCTGCTGCCGCTGCTGCAACAGGGCGAGGCGGCGCTCGCCGCCATGAAGACCCAGGCCCGCGACCTCGGCGTCGTCATCGACGAGCACCTGGTCAAGTACGCCGGCGAGGCCGCCGACCGGCTGGACGCTATGCAGCTGGTGATCAACGCCAACCTCAACCAGGCCTTCCTCGATCTGGCGCCGCTCCTGGTCGGCGCCGCCGAGGGCTTCGCTTGGCTCGCCCGGCAGGCGACGGCGGCGGCCGACAGCTTCCGCGAACTGGAGGCGCGATCGACGCGCGGGCTGGAGGCCCGGCTCTTGGAGCTGCGCGACCAGCGGGCGCGGCTGGAGCAGGGCCAGATCGTCGCCCGGTTGATCGGGCCGGCATGGACGATGGAGGAGGTCGACGCCGAGATCGCCAAGGTGGAGGGCCTGCTCAAGGCCCGGACGGCGCTGCGGGAGGAGGAACGCAAGCCCGCCGCGGCATCGGTCGCCGCGGCCGGCACCGGCGCTGCTACGGGCACCCGCGGGCGCACCCGGACGCGCGAGCCGGATGCGGCCGCCCGGGCGGCGCGCGAAGCCGACGGGCTGGCTCGCGATCGTGCCGCCGACGCCAAGGTGATCGCCGACCTGGGCCGGCAGCTCGCGACCTACGGCGACCTCCGCCAGCAGGCCGTCGACCAGGCGCTGTCGCGGGTCTCGGAGCGGGCGACGGCGGCGGAGCGGGCCGAGGTCGAGCGCCTCGCCGGCGCGCTCTGGGACCAGGCGGAGGCGTCCAAAGCGGCGGCCGCGGTGGGGCGGGAGCAGGCGCAGGTTGCCCGCGAGGCGGCAGAGGCCGCCCGCGCCCAGGCCGAGGCGGAAGCCGAACGCCGCGACTGGGCCGGCGGGCTCAGGCGGGGGTTTCGCGACTACGCCGACGAGGCGACCAACGCCAGCAAGATCGCCGAGGACGCGGTGGCCGGCGGCTTGGAGGCGATGGAGGAAGCGCTCCTCGCTTTCACCGCCACCGGCAAGCTCGAGTGGGCGGCGATGATCGACATGATGGTCGCCGAGCTCGCCCGGCTGTCGATCCGCATGGCGATCATGGCGCCCCTGGCCAGGGCCGCGGAAAGCGTCAACTGGGCGGGGCTGTTCGGCCGCCCCGGCGCCGGCATCGATGCCAGCGCCGGCGTGACCGCGGCCAAGGGCGCCGCCTTCGCCGACGGCCGGCTGCTCGCGGCTTACGCGCGCGGCGGTGTTCTCGGCGGCGGCATCGTCGACGAACCCACCGTCTTTCCCATGACCCGAGGCTACGGGCTGATGGGCGAGGCCGGGCCGGAGGCGGTGATGCCGCTGAGGCGGCTGGCCAGCGGCAACCTCGGCGTCGAGGCCACGCCGGCGGCGGTGATCGTCAACATCCACAACAACGCCCCGGTCCAGGTCCAGGCGGAGACCAGCCGAGACGCCAACGGCCAGCTGAGCGTCGACGTCATGATCGACGCCCTGGAGCAGCAGCTGGCCGGACGGATGACCCGGCCGGGGACGCCGCTGAACGGCGCCTTGCGCGTCGCCGCCAACCCGCTCCGCGCCCGCTGATGCCCCTGTGGCCGGCGGCGCTGCCGCAGCGCCCGCTGATCGAGGGCTATGACGAGGCGCTGCCGGACCTGGTGGCGCGCTCGCAGCCCGACGTCGGCTGGGCCAAGACCCGGAGGCGCGCCACCGCCGGGCCGACCCGGATTGCCGCCGCCTATCGCATGACCACGGCGCAGCGGACGATCTTCGAGGCCTTCCTCGCCCTCGACCTCGAGGGCGGGACGCAAGCCTTCGACTGGCCGAGGCCGCCCGGCGGCGCGCCGGTTCCGGTGCGGCTCGCGGCCGCGCCCCGGGTTGCCAGCGCGCGCGGGCCCGGACGCTGGACCATCTCCCTGACCCTGGAGACCATGCCATGACCGACCGCCGAGGCCGCGCATGAGCGGCTGGACCAACCGTGGCGCCTACCGGACGCTGGGCGTGCGCTTCCGCGGCCAGAGCAATCCCTCGTCCTATTACCTGGCGCTGGTCACGGCGTCACCGGCGCCGGACGACACCGACAACACGCTGGGCGAGCTCGCCGAGATCGCGCCTGGGAACGGCTACCTCGCCGGCGGCCAGGCGCTCGGCGCCGGCGCCGCCGACTTCGACGTCTGGACCGAGGACGACGCCAACCACCGCGCCATCGTCCAGCTCCGCGACGTGGTCTGGACCTCGGCCGGCGGGCCGATCCCGGCCTCGGGCAACCCCGCCCGGCACGCGGTGCTGACGGACGCCAACGCCACGGTCGCCAACCGCGAGGTGTTCCACTTCTGGGACCTGGGCTCGGCGTTGACCGCGCTGGCCGGTCAGGCGCTGACCGTGCGCGACGCCGAGATCCAGTTGGTCACGGTGTCGGCATGAGCCGGCCCGCCCTTCCGCACTGGGCGCGCTGGGCCGCCGACGGCCAGACCGTCCTGGTCGATTCGGACCGGGCCTATCCAGTCTACCTGGCGCTGCTCGGCATCGGGCTCGACGACGCCGACCAGTTCTGGGTCGAGGTCGCCCGGCGCTGCCTCACCGCCGACCTCAAGACGCTGCTCGGCGCGCCGCTGCACCTGCGCATCACCGACAGCCGGCATTGGGTGCTGGCGATGTTGCCGGCCGGCGGCGGCGCGGCGCTCGGCGCCTCGTCGTTCCGGACCTTCTATGCCCGCATCGAGGGCCGCGGGCTGGCGTAGCCGATGGCGACCGACTTCGTCCGCTGCCAGTACCTCAACACCAGCTGGCTCGGCGGCGCCGCCAACAGCTACGCCTACACCGCGCCCGGGCAGTTCGCCGCCGTCGGCGCCGTGAGCCGCGCCTTCGTCCGGCTCGGCTCGACGGGGCGGACCGCCGGCGGGCCCTACAACGCCACCGCCGACGTCGCCAACAACGTCTTCGGGCTCACAGCCCGGTTCACCGCTGCCGACCAGATCGTCGTCAACCAGGAGCTCGGCCAAGACACGGCGCTCGGCTTCGGCCTGGAGATCTGGGAGTACACCGGTGCCGCCGGTGGCCCGAACGAGTTCATTGTCCGCGCCCAGGGCGAGGCCACCGGCGACGTCGCCGGGCTCGCCGGCATCGTCGACTCCGCCCGCTGCATCCCGTTCCTCACCGGCATCCGCTCGGATCTGGCCACCGCCGCCGGCCAGGAGATGACCGGCGCCCTGACGCTGGATCCGGACGGCACGACCCTGCGCTGGCACCGGGGCGGCGGCGGCGCCGGCACGACGACCTACTCCTACGCCATCGTCGAGTTCACCGGCCGCGCCTGGGACGTCGCCAGCGTCCTCGCCACCGGGCTCGGCGGCACCTCCGGCAGCATCGCCGTCCCGGACGTCGGCGACTGGGCGCGCGCCTTCATCGAGCCGCAGTGGGCGGCCGAGGACGACCCGGCCAACGGCAGGCTGTTCGCTCGGGTGACGCCGGGGGCCTCGACCGTCGCCGTCGACTGGCAGACCGGCATCGCCGTCTCGGGTGCGGCCCTGGCCCTGCACGTCGCCCGCCACCCGCTGATCGCCGTCGGTCACGGCACCTTCTCCAAGGCGCAGCCCTCGCCCGGGAACTGGTACGGACCGACGGTCCCGACCATGGCGCTGGCCCGCACCGGCCTGATCGCCACCATCGCCAACGACGACCCCGCCGCGAGCTACGTCTCGGCGTCGAAGCAGTGCCGCTTTCGCAACGACAGCGAGCT